AAGCCAAGCTGAAATCTCATTCACGACTTCGCGGCGATACTCATTCACGCCGTTCCAGACCTTGCTCGCGCGTGCCCGGTTCCAGCCAAGCTCATTTACGAGGCTGACCTGTCGTTTGTTGAAATATGCCATCCATTCCTGGAAGTGCCAGTCTGGTGCGTCGGGCTGTTTCACACCTTCATTTTGCGAAACTCCCTGAATTAATGCGCCACCTTGATCGGATACATTGCGCGCAAACTTGCTTGACGAATTGTTTCCAAATCGGAGACAAGGTTGAGCCATGCAGCCCGACGCGTACCGCAAATCAGTGAGTCTATCGCAGGCGCAGTTCGCCGAGGCGCTGGGAGTGTGCTCCAAGGGCTACATCTCTCGGCTAGAGCGCGGTCGCCAGGCATGGCCGCTCAAGTTGGCGCTCACCCTCGAAAATCTCTCAGAAGGCCAGGTGTCGGCGTTGACGTTGGTCGATGCCGGCGACGCCGCCCTGCTCAAGAGTTTCGCAGCCCGGGAAGCAGCCAGGTCAGAGCCTCGTCTCACCCAGGACGAGCTAGTGATCGGCGGCCACGCATGAGCGATCGGGAGCTGCTCATCGTGATCGGGGCCATAGCGTCCGCCGGCGCGGCCATGCAGGCCTATACCTTCACCAGCAGCTTGCTTCGTCAGATGCGGCTGGCGCGCGCCGAACGACAGGCGCGACAGCTCATGAAGGCGCTGGCCTCGGCGACCATCGTCGCCTTCCGCTCCCCGCCTTCGCCCGAAACCCCAGCCGAGGACGCGCCCCGTGTCCATTGATCGGCACGCCAACATTTCCCAGCTCTCCGCGCGGGCCGTCGCTGGCGTCGTGGCGAGGCGCTCCGTCGAATTCCCCCCAAGGTGTCGACGGAGCGCAGTTTTCCTAGCCCTGGGTCGGCGGTCGCCCCTGACCCCGCTCGATGATGTCGACGCGATGGCGCAGCACCACGTCTTCGGATGGGAAGGCGGGTGTGACCCGGCCGGCCTCTATCGCGTTCAGGCGCACGCGGCTCAGCTGCAGAGCGCGGTTGAACCGCCCCGGCGCCAGGACCTCGACGGCTTGCACCAGGTCGGCGAGCAGGCTGCGCATAGCCACCAGTTCACATTCGGCCGGGCTCAAATCAGCCCCGAGGGCTCCCTCGACGGGCGCATCCTCGGCGTAGGGTCTCGTCAACTCCTCGCGCACCTTCGTCCAGCTATCGGGCACCACACACCTCAATCCCTTACGCGCCAACTGAAATGGCGGTCTCGCTTTGCTGGAAAGCTTGGGCTTGGCAAGGCGATGCCCCCTAACGGGCGAGCGGCGAGCGGCGAGCGCCGCCTTGCGCCGGACAGGGCCATAGCCATGCCGCGCGGGACGGACCATGCCTGGACCGCTCCGCCCCTCAGAGATCTGCGGATTACCGCGTTCCTGATTCGATCCAGACCTTACCAAAATCTTAAGGCGGCCTCGGAAGTGGTCCGTCAGCGAACACGCCTGTTCGCCCGCCTGGCGCGCGATCGCGGACGACGCGGCCGGCAGCGCGAGTTCGCGCATGACCTCACATTCGCCGGGGGCGGAAGCCCGTAACCCACGCCGCTAGCCGGCGCGGGCCGCGCCTCCCCCAGCTTCAGCCTCAACGATCCCGTCAACGGTCCATCCGTTCACGCGCCGCTCTCTGAAGTGGCGCGCGGAATGCTTTGTGCCTGACGCATAGGTCCCCGACTTCGCACCTGCGGAGCCGGCCGCTTTCCTATTGCGTCGGACATGGTGCCTCTCGCGCGTCGCTGGAAGAGCGACCCCGTGCGCGTGGCCGGAGGAACGTGTGCCGGGATCTCAGCGGAGATCCCGCCGTGTCACGCATGAGCAATGCGCGGCGCGCCCTGGTCGTTGGACGGCATATCGCCGTCTGCGCCGGCGCGTTCGCACCTGTGGCCCATCGCCTCGATGAGTCACGCCTGGACGCCACTGCCCCCCATCTTGAGCGCGGGGGGCGTCAATGACGGACGTCCCCTACGAGATCGACCTGAAGCCCTTCAGCGACGGCCGCCCGGCCGCGCCCTGGCCCAAGAAGGTCGACGGTAGGACCCAGCAGCGGGTCCGCCGCGAAAGCCACCCCTACGAGGCCGGCACAAGCTTCTTCCGTTCGATCACCTCCCAGCTGGGGGCCAAGATCTTGCGGGCGGCCGAGCGCTTCGCCCGGGTCAGCATGAGCACCAGGTGTAAGGGCCAGCGACGCGGCCAATTGACCGACATCGATGTTCAGATCCTGGAAGCCCTGATCTTCCACTTCATGGACTGGAAGACCGGGCGGCTAGAGCCCACCTACGCGGCGATCGGCAAGAAGACGGGCAGGGGGCGCGCCACGATCGCCTTGGCCCTGCAGCGCCTCGAGGACGCCGGGATCCTTGAACGCATGCGGCGCTTCAAGCGCATCGAGGGGGCGGACGGCAAGATGGAGCCCCAGGTCGAGCAGGCGCCCAACGCTTACCGCGTGGCTCTACCCCAGCGCCTGGCGGCGCTGATCGGCATTCGACCAGGTCGCGCGGCGATCCCTGACGACCATGATCACGCCGCGAAAGCGGCAATCCTCACCAGGCTCGGGCATCTCAGTGAGGAGAACGGCCTGGGCTCGGCGTTGGCCCGCCTGGAGCAGGGCGTCAATCAACGCGATTTCAGAACCTAGGGAGATTCCCCCGGTCCCATCATTATTGAAGGAGCAGAAGGGAAAAGGAGCGCGCACCGCGCGCAACATTATCCAGACCCGTTACGAGAACCCTGGCTCGGAGCCAGTTCTGCACGACCCCCTGTGTGGTCGGACCGTTACCCTCTGGCCGATGCTCGGCCGGTGGAACCGCCGCGGGGCTCTTCGGGGAAGAGCTTGGGTCGAGGTTTTGAGAGCTCCGGCCGGCCTCGTGGGCTCCGGAAGGGGCCTAGGCGGGCGCGGGGGCGGGCGTCGGGCCAGGAACATCATTCTACCAGGCGTGGTCTACCTCCCGATGGGGCGGGCGCGGCGGGCCAGAAAATCGCTGCTAGCGATATTCTGTTTGTCATCGGGATGGCAAACAGGGAAGACTCCTCGGCATGGACCTGTGCATTCCCCACCCCGACGACGCCAACTTCCCCCGGATTTTGCGCGGCGACGCCGAGATGGCCGAGGAATTGGAGCGATTCCGCGAGTGGCCAGATGCGCTGCCGCAGGCTCTGATGCTGGCGAGCGGTTACCTGGTTGGGTCGGCCACATCAAAAGGCATGGGGGCCGCCGTCCTCGTGGCGCTGATGACCCTCTATCCCGAGACCGACTTCTCGACGTGAGAGACGCCGGCGACGACCAGGTCGTGATCACCCGGGCGGAATACGACGAGTTGCTGGCGCTCCGCGCCGAGAAGGCCGCCCGGGCCCGCCCGCCCGAGGTCGCGGCGATGATCGCGGCCGGCGATCGGCCCCTGAAGGCCTGGCGTCGCTATCGCGGCATGACCCAGCAGCAGCTGGCCGACCAGGGCGCGGTGAGCCAGGGCTATTTGTGCGACCTGGAGAAGGGGACGAAGACCGCGAGCCGGGAGACGATGATCTTCCTGGCGCTCGCCCTGGGCCGCTCGGTCGACACGCTCTGACGTTGGGCTGTAGTCTGGCGGATACGATTTCGCTTGCGTAATGCCGTATCCAATGGGATACATCATGCATGATCGAAGTGCGCAAAACCCCTGAATTCGACACTTGGCTGGCCGGTCTGAAAGACACGATCGCCAAGCAACGGGTGTCGTCGCGGGTTCGCCAGCTGGCTTTCGGCCTGATGGGCGACATCGAACCCGTTGGCGAGGGGGTCAGCGAGCTGCGGATCCACACCGGCCCGGGCTATCGCGTCTACATCGTTCAGCGTGGCCAGCAGCTGATCGTCGTGTTGGGCGGCGGTGACAAGAGGTCCCAGCAGCGAGATATCGCCAAGGCCAAGGCTCTAGCGGAGGGACTTAAGTAAGAACTGCCCAGGGCGTCCCAAGTGCCCACGTAACCAAGGGAATAATTATAATGCCCATTTCAACTACTCCATTTGATCCTGCCGACTACATCAACAGCCGTGAAGACGCGGTCGCCTATCTCAACGAGGCGCTGTCGACCGGTAATGCTGCTTTCATCGCGGACGCCCTGGGCGTGCTGGCGCGCGCCAAGGGTATGACCGAGGTGGCGGCCAAAGCCGGCCTGGGGCGCGAGAGCCTCTACAAGTCCCTGAAGGAGGGCGCTAACCCACGGTTCGACACCGTTCTGAAGGTGATGGACGCGCTGGAGATGCGCTTTTCCGTCGCGTCGGCGAAGGAGCCCCAGGCCGCCTAGCCGCACCAGTGCATTCGTGCACGCGTGCGATTGTGCACAACTGCACAATTGAACAGTTTCAACCTTCACCGTTCATTGCGACACTCTGCCGCGTGGCCTAGGTTGAACAATGTTCTAGGAGTGTTCTCATGGCGTCTGTGGCTGAGAAAAAGCGGGCGAGGAAATCGCGGACGGTCTCGCTGGCCCGGACGGGGCCGGCTAACGATTCCGGCCCGGCGCCGACCAGGAACGCGGCGCCCTTCCATCACAAGTCGGGCCTGGAATGGCTGCGAGACAAGCGCAAGATCTCGCCGGCCGAGTACCAGGCCGGCATGCGCTACGGAAATCTTATGCGGATCGCCGCGCTCGAGGGCGCGGCCCTGATGAAGTCCTGCCTGGACACCGATGGTGTGCGGGGCACAGGCACGCCGACCTTCCCGGGCAAGATCGACACCCAGGCCGCTGCCTGGAAGCAGCAAGCGGTCGAGGAGCTGACCCGGGCCCGGGCGGCGATGTCGTTCCACGTCGGCCTGGTCGCCTCCCTCGATGTGATCTGCGGCGCCGGTACGCTGGTGCGCGAAGTGACGAAGGTTCAGCGCGAGGCGGAGGAGATCGAGAATGGCCTGCGTATCGCCCTGCAGATCCTGGTCGAGCACTGGTCGGCCAAGCCACGTTGACTTTTTAACTAGAATTCGTAGGTTGCCGGCTCCTGATCAGAGGTGCGCCCAGCATCTCCCGCCCCGAGCCGCCCGGCCGGGGCTTTTTCATGCCCGGACATCGTCATGAGCCCCAACGTGCTTGAAAAGCTGCGTGCGCGCGCCACTGCGCTCAACGCGCCGATCGCCACCACGCCGGTGCGCGCGGCCGCCACCACGTCGACGTCGGAACGGACCTGGTCCACGCCGGCGCGTCCTCAATAACAGACGCCAAAAAACCCCGTCAGGATCCTGACGGGGTTTTTTGTGCGCGGATCTTGGCTGTTCGAACGTCCCGGTGACTGGACGTGTCGGGTCGGCCAAGCGTGCGCTGCTGCCGGCGTCTCCCGGCGCGGCGCACGATAGTTTCGCCGCCGATCGGGCGGCTTCCAGGGTCCAGGAATTGGAGTTCTCGGACCCTGAGAACCTTAGGAATCGTATGTCTGACAAGGCGATCACCACGGTCGCGCCGTCGGACTGCGTCAAGTTCGCCAGCCTGGCCAAACCCCTTCGCGACTACGCCCATGCGGCGACGTCGCCGAGCACGCGGCGCGCATACGAAAGCGCTCTGAGGGAATGGCAGGCCTGGTGCGCCAGCGTCGACGTTGCCCCGCTTCCGGCGGATCCGGCACACATCGCATTGTATCTGACCGAGCGCGCCGCCCAGCTCGCAACGTCGACGCTGGCGAAGCACCTAGCCGCCATCCGATGGGCTCACACGGAATCGGGAATTCCCGCGCCGGCGCATCCGGATCTTGACCGCGTCTGGAGCGGCATCCGCCGCACCCACGGCCGGCCGGCCCGCAAGAAGCGCGCGCTCGTCACCGCCGATCTGAAGAAAGTTCTCAAAGGCCTGCCGGCCGGCAACGCAGGCGTTCGCGATCGGGCGCTTCTGCTGTTGGGCTTTTCCGGCGCGCTACGCCGCGACGAGCTGGCGCACCTGGCGGTCGATGGTCCCGCCGGCGGCGAGCATCGCGTCGTCTTCGTGAGCGACGGCGTCGAGCTGCACCTGGGGCGGACCAAGGGCGACCAAGAGGGCAGGGGCGCCGTCGTGGCGATCCCGTTCGGCAAATCGGTGTGTCCGGTGGCCGCGCTGCAGGCGTGGATCTCCCTGGCCAAGATCCGCGACGGCGCGCTCTGGCTGCACATCGACAAGCACGACAACATTCTGCGCCAGGCCATCGGCGAGAAGGCCATGGTCCGGATCGTCAAGCGCGCGGTCAGCCGCGCCGGCTTCGATCCTGGCCAGTTCGCTGGCCACAGCCTGCGTCGCGGATTTCTGACCAGCGCCGCCCTGGGCGGGGCCTCCGGAGACCAGCTCATGCGTCACGCCCGACACAAGGACGTCAACACGACGATGGGCTATGTCGAGGAGGCGGAGCGCTTCAAGAAATCGGCCGCCGGCAAGGCCGGGCTGTGACCGAGGACCTGGCGGGCCTGGCTGGCCTCTACGAAGCCGCCAACGATGACCAGCTGGCCCGCATGTGCGCCCTAGGCTTCGACGTCCGGGAGATGTCGCGCCCAAGGCTGAAGTGGTGGGTCCGTCCCATCCTGGCCCTGGGCGAGATCTCGCGCCGGATCTGCAGGACCTGGTCGAGGATTCGCCGGTGAGCAACCAGGAACACGCCAAGGAAGCGGACGCCTGCGCCGACATGCTCCAGCGCTGGACCCGCGACCGCCTCGAGCCCGAACAATTCCACGTCCTGAAGGACGAGCTGGAGCGGCGCCTGCGCCGCCTGGCCGGCCGGCTGCGCAAGCGGCCGGTCGACAACCCGACCACCACCTGGAAGGCGCCCGATGTCCGAAGAGGCTGAAGAGCTGCCACCTGGCCAGATCCGAGGACCTGGTGGCCACATCTACATGATGGATCATCGCGGCGCCTTGCTCCGCATCGAGGCCATCCACGACAAGGATCTGTTGCGCGACCAGCTAGTGCGGGATCTCCACGCCCGGGTTGAAGAGCTGTCGGCCGCGATCACCGAGTTCGTCACCTACGGCTTCGACACCGTCCAGGCCTTCAACGACCTGCTGGCGGAGAAGTACGACGCGCCGATCGGCGGCGCCAAGGGCAACCTGACCCTCAACACCATCGACGGCCTGCAGCGCGTGCTCGTCCAGGTCCAGGACAGGTTTTGGTACGGGCCCGAGCTGCAGCAAGCCAAGGCCCTGCTCGACGAGTACCTGACCGAAAAGGTGGCCGACAGCGATCCGGTCCTCCAGGGCATCGTCATGGAGGCCTTCAGCGTCGATCGAGCGGGCCAGATCAACCGCGGCGCCCTGCTTCGCCTGCGCAAGTACAAGGTCGAAGACCCCCGCTGGCAACGCGCGATGCAAGCCATTGTCGATGCGGAGAAGGACGACGGCACCAAGAGCTACATCCGCTTCCACAAGCGGGCTGACCCGCAAGCCAAGTGGGAGGCGGTCTCGCTCAACGCGGCGACCGCCTGAAGGCTTTTCCTTTCAATCCGGAGTCCTGACCGTGAAACCTCGCAACTCGACCCTGGCCGCGCTCGTCGCGGTCCTGGGCATGCTGTTCAAACCCAAGACCGTTGCGCACGCGCTGGCCGACCTTCACCGGTCGGCCGACCGGGTCGTGGTCGTGATCGCGCACAACCGCTCCCTGGCCGCTGACGCCGAGGCGCGCCGGCGCGACCTGCAAGAGGCCGCCGTTCTGGAAGGTGACCTGCGGGACAGCTTCCACGCTGAAGCCGATCGCGCGGAGCGGATCAGCGACCGCCTGGCGGAGCTGCTCGCTTGAGCATCAACGGTGTCATCGCCGTCGGCGGCGGGCCCAACAAGACCCAGCCGGTCGATGAAGCCGCCAAGCCCGCGGGCTATGCCATGAGCTTCGGAACGGCGCTCAAGCTCCTGAAGGCGGGCGAACGCCTCGCCCGACAAGGCTGGAACGGAAAAGGTATGTGGATCTACCACGTGCCGGCTGCCAGCTATCCGGCCCAGACCCAGGCCGCCAAGGACAACATCGGGCCGTTGGTCCCCTATGGCGCCTATCTGGCGATGAAGACGGCCGCCGGCGAAGTGGTGCCTTGGCTCGCATCGCAAACCGACATCCTGGCTGATGATTGGGTGCTGCTCTGATGAAGCGTCTTCCCACCATCACCCGCGACGTGGGCGTGAAGCTCTTCGTCTATCGTGAGTTCCACGGCCGACGGCCGGCCGGCCGGATCTCGCAGCGCGCCCATATCGTGAAGGGCGGCGACCATGGCCGGATCATCTGCGAAGTCGTCGACGCCGACCAGGAGCACCAGCTCCATGCCGGCAAGGGCTGGCGCCACCGGCGAGCCGCTTAGCGAGAAAAGCTACATTGGCTCAACCGTGATGCTTCGGGATATCGTCGATCCATGACCGACTTCGACCACATCCTGAACTGGGAGCTGAAGCGCGGCTCCCACGAGTTTCCCGGTCCTGCCGGAGGGACATGCATCAACGAGGCGGCGATTGTTGCGGCCGGGTTTGAGTACAAGAAAGTCTCTTCCTGGAAGGACTGCCCGCCGTGCTTCTCGCCGGTGCTTTCGGCGTTCGCCATCTTGGTCAACGACTGGCTGGGCGATGCCGAACGCAACAGCCTTCTGATGCCGTTGGTCACCCGCCTGGCGGGCTCGGCAGGTGAAAGCTGGGTCGAGACGGCGAGGATCAGATTCATCCTCAATTCCCTGGACCAGGAATTCCTAGTCCAGGCAACCAAAGCGCTCCAGCCGATGGTCCGTGACCATGCTCGTTCGCTTAGCAAGGACGTGGACTTCCGCAAGGCCCCAATGGCGCGCCTAGGGCAATCTGAGCACTGGCGGGCTGACGCCTACCGCCTTGCGCATCGCAAGCAGAACGACGCGATTTTCGCAATGTGCGGCGCGCTTTCCGAATTCTCGGCCGCCCTCGTCCAGGTCGGACGGGTTGAGTGGTTCGCGGACTATGAGCCGCTCGAGCAGCCTTTCATTCGGAACCTGATCAGCGAGCACATAGACATCCCTCGCTATGGGATCTCGCCCAGCGAAGTCTGGCCGAAGGCCGCCCAGATCCTCACCCGCGCCTTCGAAATCGGCCCCCGCGCCCCTGAGATGGACACCGCCAAGGTGGTCGAGCGCTTGGCGGCGGCGAAGGCGCTTGCACCGGCCTAGCCTGGCCCTTGGAGCATTTTGAGGACCTCTTCAGGGGTCTCTCCAATAACCCGCTCCGAACCGTCATCGAGCGACAGTATGGTGACGATGTAGCCGCCAGCACTCGACTTCGACAACGTGTTCACCTTGTCGGGGTTGACCCAAATACTTTTCTCGCTGTCGACCGGCAGCTCGATAAACTTGGCCATCAAATTCCCCTGTTAAGCGCCAAAAGCCTCCGCCATCGGGTGTCGAGTCTGGCTGGGCGTCCAGCTGGAAATTCCTGGCCTTTCGGGCATGTCCCGGTTCCTCCAGGGGTGACGAATGAGCCTGACGCCCAAGCAGGCGGCGTTCGTGCGCGAGTATCTCGTGGACCTGAACGCCACCCAGGCCGCCATCCGGGCGGGCTACAGCGCCAAGACCGCCGCGTCGATCGGCGAGGAGAACCTGAGAAAACCTGACATCAAGGCCGCGATCGCGGTGGCGATGGCCGAACGGGCCAAGCGCACCGAGGTGACGGCCGATCGCGTGGTGCAGGAGCTGGCCAAGCTGGCGTTCAGCGACATCCGGCGGATCGCGCGCTGGGAGAAGACGCCGATAGGCGAGGCCATCGAGGGTAAGCCTGCGCCTCCAGAGGTCACGTTGCTGCACCTGGTGGACAGCGCCGACCTGGACGACGACGCGGCCGCCTCGATCTCCGAGATCAAGGCGACCAAGTACGGCCCGGCGATCAAGGTTCACAGCAAGCGCGACGCCCTGGTCGACCTGGGCCGCCACCTGGGCCTGTTCAAACCCATCCAGGTGGCCATCACCGATCCGGACGGCGGCGACCCCTTCGCGACCCTTATGGAGCTGATCGCCGTTGGCGGCCGTCCCCGACCCGGTAGCTAAGGCCTTCGGGTCTCAGGCCTGGCGGCTCAACAACCTGTATTGGATCACCGACAAGGACGGCCAACGCGTCCTATTCAAGATGAACTGGGCTCAAGAGCAGCTGCTCGCTGAGCTGCATTTCCTCAACATCATCCTGAAAGCTCGCCAGCTCGGCTTCACCACCTTCATCCAGATCTACATGCTGGACATGGCGGTGTTCTATCCGGACACGAAGTGCGGCGTCATCGCTCAGACCCGGCCCGACGCCGAGGCGATCTTCCGCGACAAGATCAAATACCCTTACGACCGCCTGCCTGACGGCATCAAAGCCGCCTCGAGCATCAAGCGCTCGAACGCCACCGAGCTGGAGCTGAAGAACAACAGCCTGATCCGGGTGGGCACGTCGCTTCGCGGCGGCACGCTGCAGTTCCTGCACATCTCCGAGTTCGGGAAGATCTGCGCGAAGACGCCTGAAAAGGCCCGGGAAATCGTCACCGGCGCGCTCAACACCATCCAGGCCGGCCAGGTCGCCTTCATCGAGAGCACGGCTGAGGGCCAGGAGGGCCGGTTCTTTGAAATGTGCGAGATCGCCCAGTCCAAGATGCGCATGGGCCAAGCCCTGACCCCGCTGGACTGGAAGTTCCACTTCTACAGCTGGTGGCGCGAGCCGGCCTACGAGATCGACCCCGCCGGCGTCGAGATCGAGCCGCTCTTCGTCAAGTACTTCGCCGAGCTCGAGGCGGAGATCGGCGTCACGCTCCGCCCTGGACAGAAGGCCTGGTACGTCAAGAAGGCCGAAGTCCAGAAGGAGGACATGAAGCGGGAATACCCCTCGACGCCGAAAGAGGCGTTCGAGGCGGCCATCGAGGGCGCCTACTACGGAGCCCAGATGGCCCAGGCCGAACTTGAGGGCCGGATCGGCCGCGTGCCGTACGAGCCGCTCCTCGAGGTCGAGACCTGGTGGGACCTGGGCATGTCCGACGAGATGTCGATCTGGTTCGTCCAGCGACACTCCCGCGAGATGCGGATCATCGACTACTACGCCAACAGCGGGGAGGGGCTCCCGCACTACGCCAAGGTGCTGCGCGAGAAGCCCTACCTCTATAGCCGCCACGTTGGCCCGCACGACAGCAAGGTCCGCGAACTGAACACCGGCAAGAGCCGGGAAGAGACGGCGATGGAACTGGGCATGCGGCCGTGGGTCGTGGCGCCTAAGCTCGAGGTCATGGACGGCATCGAGCAGGTGCGCAGCCTCCTGGCCAGGTGCTGGTTCGACCGTGAGAAGTGCGCCGAGGGCCTGAAGGGCCTGCGCTCCTACCGCAAGGATTGGGACGAGCAACGCGGCGTCTGGTCTTCGCAACCTCGCCACGACTGGGCATCGCACCCGGCCGACAGCTTCCGGACGGGCGCCGTGGCGCCGGATCCTCGAAAGGCCAGCTCGGGCCCGATCAAGCGCAACATTCCGGGGATCGTCTGATGGAACTGCTGATCGGCGCGGGTAACCGTCGCGAAAAGGTGTGCTTCCAGCCCGGCAACGAGGCCTGGACTGACCTGGTCACGCTGGACATCGATCCCCGGGCCTGGCCGGACGTGCTGCACGATCTCGAGATCCTGCCGCTGCCCTTCAGCGACAACCAGTTCGGGGAGGTCCACGCCAGCGAAGTGCTCGAGCACACCGGCCGGCAAGGCGACTGGCGATTCTTCTTCGACCAGTTCGCCGAGTTCTGGCGGATCCTCGAGCCCGGCGGCGTGCTCTGCGCCTCGTGCCCCAGCTGGCGTTCGGTGTGGGCCTGGGCCGACCCGGGGCACACCCGCGTTATCGCGGCCGAGACCCTCATCTTCCTGCATCAGCCCGCCTACGCCGACCAGGTCGGCCACACGGCGATGACCGACTACCGCGATCGCTATCGCGCCGATTTCGACATCACCTGGTCGCATGACGACGGCGAGAGCCTGAAGTTCGTCCTGACGGCCGTCAAACCATCGCGATATCAGGAGGTCGCCCATGGGCGGGATCAATAGCCAGACGGCCAGGCGCGGAAAGGCCATCGTCCCTTCCGACACGCTGCCCAACAACTTCAGCGGCATCTATGTCGGCGGCGGCGGCAACGTAGTCGTCCTGCTGCCCGGGGACATCGACCCGGTGCCGCACTACAACGTCCCGGCCGGCTTCATCCTACCCGTCCAGACCGCCAAGGTGCTCGCCACCGGCACGACTGCGACACTGATGGTCGGCTACTTCGAGTGATCGGAATCGGAATCGGGATCCGGGTTGCTCCTCCGGCCACGGGCGCGGCGGCCAATCCCGTCTCGATCCTCGGCCCGCTTCTTGTCGCGTGGTGGTCGGCGGACCGCGCAGACCTAATGACCTTGGCGGGCGCCCAGATTTCTAGCTGGCGGGACGTGGTCGCGGGACTTGAGTTCGTCCAGGGTGTTTCCGGCGCTCGACCGGTCCATATGCCGACTGGCTTCAATGGAGCCCCCTGCGCTTACTTCGACGGCATCGACGACGAGATGACAGTTAGCGCCGCAACTTTGCCTTCCGCAGCGGTCGCCGCGCAAATGATGGCTGTCTGTGCCAACGATGCGTTAGCGGCCGACGCGACCATTCGATACATCGCCGCTCAGGGTAATGGCATCTCGCTGTGTCGCCGCCTGCGACGCGTGGCGGTTAGCGGTTTTAACCGGGGCGGCACCGTCACCGGCACCGGGGCAGGCAGCGTCCTGACCGCCGAGGACACCATAGACCTATCAGGGCGCCATGTTCTGAAGGGCATCTTTGGCGCGACAGAGACCATTGCGCAGGTCAACGGGACGTCCAGTGCGCCGGCCGCCGTGGTTCCCGCCACCTCGGCCAATCGCATCCGCATCGGCGCCTCAGACGTCTCGACACCCTCCAACTTCTGGAGCGGATCCGCGCGAGATCTTCTCGTCTACCTGCCACCCACGGCGCCCCAAGCAGCCGCACTAGACGCCTGGGCGCAAAGCCGAAGGAACCCCTGATGCCCAACAAGTTCGTGATTTTTCCCGCGGGCAAGCTGGCCAGCGCCCAAGCCTACAAAGCGTGGGCTGATGCTGAGTGGCAGGCCATGTCTGGCGAAGTGAACGGCGTTGTCGGGCTGCTCAACACGGACGCGTTCGGACAGCATGTGACCACCTACCTCGGTCCGCCGTATGTGTTCTTCGACGTCGTTCCGGAACCCGCTGGCGGTCCGGCCATGCGCGCCGATGGCGTGCTGCACGACAATTGGGTGCGGCCTCCATCCGAGGAGGAGTAGCGACCCTCACTGCCCCGCATCAAACGGCTAGCGCCTAGCCTCGTCTCACTCGCTTCGTCCCAACCCGCTCCGGCGGGCTTTTTTATGCCCGGAGGCCTGATGGCCGTTGCCCTCAAGAAGCCCAAGGCGCTCGAGTTGGAAGAGATGCAGGCCATTGTGGCTTCGCAGCTCACCGGCGCCACGTCGTTCATCGACAGTGACGTGGCCAAGGCCCGTAGCGAGCAGACCAAGTACTATCGCGGCGACAAGTTTGGCGATGAGGAGGCCGGTCGCTCCCAGGCGGTGAGCCGGGACGTGCACGACACGGTCTCGCAGATCATGCCGAGCCTGCTGCGGATCTTCTTTGGTCCGGAGAAGGTGGTCGAGTTCGTGCCCCAGGGCGAGGATGACGTCGACCAGGCCGAACAGATCACCGACTACGTCAATTACGTCTTCACCCGCGACAACCCGGGCTTCCTGATCCTGCATTCGGTGTTCAAGGACGCGCTGATCCGCGACCTGGGCGTCATCAAATGGTGGTGGGACAGCTCTGAGGAGTCTCGGACGGTCGAGTATTCGGGTCTGACCGAGGAGTCGTTGACCCTTCTGCTCGAGGACCTGGCCGGCGCCCAGAAGGCCGAACTGGTCGACAGCCAGGTCGACGACGAGGAGGGCGGCGATGGCTTGATCTCGGTCAAGGTCAAGCTGATCAAGAAGCGCGATCGCGTGCGCCTGGCCGCGCTGCCTTGCGAGGAGCTGCTGATCTCGCGCGACGCCAAGTCGATGGACGAGGCCGCGCTCGTGGCCCACCGGACGATGAAGTCCGTCTCCGACCTGGTCGCCATGGGTTATGACCAGGAGGAGGTCCTCGAGCACGCCGAGCAGGGCGACGAGCTGGCCGATACCCCCGATCGCCTAGCGCGCACCCCGTACGCCCAAGGCGATGGAAGCTCCGCGCTCGTCGACGATTCCGGGAAGCTGGTGCTCTACATCGAGGCTTATATCCGCCTGGACGTTGACGGCGACGGCATCGCGGAGATGGTCAAGGTCTGCACCATGGGCCCGGGGCACCAGGTGGTTCACTGGGAAGAGGTGGACGGCCGTCCCTTCGCCGACTTCTGCCCGGATCCGGAGCCGCACACCTTCTTCGGCGATAGCCCGGCCGGCAAAACCATGGACGTGCAGCGGATCAAGTCCTCCCTGCTGCGCTCCGCCCTGGACAGCCTTTCCCTGGCGATCAACCCGCGCACCGTCGTGAGCGAGAAGATGGGCGGCGAAAACGTCGTCGCCGACGCCATGAACACCGAGATCGGTGCGATCATCCGGGCTGACCATCCCGACGCGGTCCGCGAGATCGTGGCGCCGGACGTGTCGCCTTCGGCCTTCCAGGCCATGAACTACATGGACCAGATCAAGGAGAGCCGCACGGGCCAATCCCGTGTAGCGATGGGCCTTGATCCCCAGGCCCTGCAGAACACCACGGCCACGGCGGCCGCGGCGCAGTTTGGCCAGTCCCAGCAGCATATCGAGATCATCGCCCGGATCTTCGCCGAGCTGGGCATGACGCGGGTGTTCCGCGGGATCCTGAAGCTGATTGTGGAGAACCAGCGCGAGGAGCGCATGGTCCAGCTGACCGGCAAGAAGTGGGTCAAGATGGATCCACGCGGCTGGCGCGCCGACATGGACGTGGTTCCCAATGTCGGCCTCGGCGGCGGGACCGACCAGGAGAAGGCGCAGGTGCTGAGCCTGGTGCTCCAGAAGCAGGAGCAGATCATCCAGACGGCGGGGCCGGACAACCCTCTCGTGTCGCTCAACGAGTATCACTACGCCCTTGCCCAGTTCCTGCAGCTGGCCGGCTTTCGCAACCCGGGCGCCTTCTTCAAGGATCCCAAGGATGCTCCGCCGGCGGAGCCCAAGCCGCCCGCTCCGGATCCTGCCTTGGTCAAGGTGCAGCAGCAGGGCGAGCTGGACCGCCTGAAGGCGGACCAGGATCACGCCCTGGCCCAACAGCAGGCCCTGGCGGCCGCTGAACTGGCCCAGAGCCAGGCGCAAGCCCAGGCCGCCCTCGATGAGACCGAGGCTGCGCGCAAACACGAGCTGGCCATCCGCGAGTTGGACGGCAAGCTGGCTATCCAGGCCGAAACCAACCGGCGCGAGCTAGACCTGAAGGAACGTCTTCTGGTCTCCGAGATGGGCCTCAAACGCGACCAGGTGGTGGGCGAACTGGCGATCGACGCCATAACGGCCGCCGCCGGCGGCCCCGCCGACGACAACCAGGTCAGCACCTCGGCCTTCTCCGATGTCCAACCTGGTGGAGAAGCCGGATGACCGACGAACAGGTCCTGCGCGCCCAACGGGCTCAAGCGCTCCTGGGCGACGACGTGCTGCGCGAGGCCATGGACGCCCTCCGGGCCAGCCTCATCGAACAATGTGCAGTGACTGCGCCGAGCGCCGTCTCCCTGCGCGAAGAGATCTGGGGGGAGATCCGCGCCCTTCAGTCGGTCCGGGCCAAGCTCAAGAGCTGGGCGACGGATCTGGCCATCACCGCGCGCCGTGCCGATCGGGCCGGGCGCTAACCCCCAGGTGAACACATGACGTTTTCCAGCACGCCGGAAGGCACTGGTCATACGGTGGCTGACGCCGCCAATGCATTCGAAGCCTTGCTAGCCGATGAAGGCCACAGCGACGGCGACGAGGGCGAGCGGGAGGAGGAGACTCCTTCCAGCGAGGACGAGGCCGACCTCGACGACGACGGCGGCGACGCCGGCGACGACGACGAGGCCGAGGACCTCGAGGAGTCCGACGACGACGAGGACGGCCCTGAAGGCGAAGAAGAGCAACCCGAGCTCCACACCATCAAGATCGATGGCGAAGAGGTCCAGGTCACGCTCGAGGAAGCGCTCAAGGGCTATCAGCGCGAGAAGGACTACACCCGCAAGACGCAGGCCCTGGCCGGGGAGCGCAAGGCGCTAACCGACAGTCAAGCCGCGCACGCTGCGGAGCGCACGCGAACCAAAGCACTGCTGACGGCGCTGGAAACGCGCCTGGCGGAGCCCGACGACGACATCGACATGGACGCGCTTCGGATTTCGGATCCCGGTGAATATGCCGCCCGAGTAACCGAGCGTCAGGAGCGCCGAGAAATCGCCAGAGCCGCAGCTGAAGAGCGCCAGCGGTTGGAAGCGAGCGAGGCGCGCGAACGCCAGCAATCCAACGATCAAGCCGCTAAGGAGGCCACGGGGAAGCTCCTCGAGGCCATTCCGACCTGGTCGGATCCGAAGGTTGCCGAGAAGGACATGAAGGCGATCGCCGACTACGCCAAGACCATCGGTTACACCGACACGGATCTAAGCGAAGTCCTCGATCACCGGCTGTTCATCATGGCCCGGGAGGCGGCGGCTTACCGCGCGCTGAAGGCCAAGGCGCCGCAGACCAGAGCCAAGGTCGAGCAAGTCCGAACGGCCAAGCCGGGATCGACCCAAACCCGAACCTCGGCAGTGTCGGATGTCACGCGCGCGAAGCAGCGCCTCGCCAAGACGGGCAGGGAGGCTGACGCCGCTGCCCTCTTCATGATGCTTCCCGACTAAGGAGCCACGCCGTGGCCGTTCCCGCCAATACCTTCTCGACCTTCGCCGCCAAAGGCATCCGCGAAGACCTCTCCAACATCATCTACAACATCTCGCCGACCGAGACTCCGTTCGTCTCGAACATCGGCAAGAAGACCGCCAAGAACACCCTGTTCGAATGGCAAACCGACGCCCTGGCCGCGCCTGACACCGGCAACGCTCAGATCGAAGGCGACGACACCGCCGCCACCGCCGCCACCCCGACCAAGCGCGTGGCCAACTATACCCAGATCTCCAAGAAGTCCTGGACGATCTCGGGCACTCTGGAAGCCGTCGACAAGGCCGGGCGCAAGTCCGAGCAGGCCTATCAGATGGCCAAGAAGTCTAAGGAACTGAAGCGCGACATGGAGGCCATCCTGACCTCCAGCCAGGTCGCGGTCGCCGGCGACTCTGCCACGGCCCGCAAAACGGCCGCGTTTGACAGCTGGCTGATCACCAACACCAACAACGGCAACGGCCCGACGGGGGACTACGCCTACACCACCACCCCGATCACGGCCCGCACCGTGGCGACCGCCGGCAACATCCGGGCGTTCTCGGAAACCATCCTGAAGGACGTGCTGCAGAAGCAGTGGGAATCGGGCGGCCAGACCAAGCTGCTGATGGTCGGGGGCGTGAACAAGACCCGTGCCTCGGGCTTCGTGGGCATCGCCGAGATCCGCAAGGACGCCGGCGCTGGCCGAAAGCAGGCCACGATCGTGGGCGCCGCTGACATCTACGTCGGCGACTTCGGCGACGTGGAGGTGATCCCCAACCGGTTCATGCCGAAGGATCGGGCCTACGTCGAGGATCCCGACTACGTGTCGCTGGCCGTGCTGCGCCCCTTCTTCAAGGAGCAGCTGGCCAAGACCGGCGACGCCGAGAAGTGGCACATGGTCGTCGAGTACGGCCTGCAGGTCGATAACGAGGCGGCCCACGCCGTCGCGCGCGACCTGACCACCACCTAAGCCGGCTCCAAGCCTCACCTGAACCTCGCGAAAGGGCGTCCAACCGGGCGCCCTTTCGCGTTTCTGAACGGAGGGGCCATGGGCCGCCGGTTCTTCGACTACGACCCCACGACCGGGGTCACCGAGTGGTTTCACGCCACCGACGACGGTGTCGGTTTCACCATCGAATACACCCAGGACATCCAGCCGATCATCGAGGCCAACAAGGCCGCGTTCAACACGTTCAGCTCGGCCCGCGAAAGCTTTGGCGACGGCCTGACCCTGAACGGTCGCTCCCACGTCGCCTCCATCCCCGCCGTCATCCACGCCAAGCTCACCCGCGAGGGGATCATTCGTGATCCCAAGGCTCTGCGGCGCTGGCTGAACGATCCCGACAACGCGGTTTTCCGCACGCGCCCAGGTCACCTATGACTCAGAAGATCCTCATCGGCGTTCCGGCCCGCGACACGGTCATGACCGGGTTCGCGCACGCCATCACCACCTTGGTGGCCTGCACGGCCGTGTCGGCCGACATCGAGGTGCGGCTGACCTTCTCCGCCGGCACGCTGATTTGCGACCAGCGCGACAAGCTGGCCAAGGAAGCGATCGATTGCGGCGCCGACGCGCTGCTGTTCGTGGACAGCGACATGCGCTTTCCGGCCGACGCGCTGTTGCGCCTGCTGGCCCATGACGTGCCGATCGTCGCGGCCAATTACACCACCAGGCGCGTTCCTCCGGAGCCGGTGGCGTTCGAGCGCCTGGCCACGGCGGAAAAGCTATGGACCCGCCCGGACAGCACCGGCCTGGAAGAATGCGCGGCCGTTGGCATGGGTTTGATGCTGATCCGGACCGACGTCCTGAAGGCCATGGAGAAGCCGCGCTTCTTCATCCCCTACATCGCCGCCATCGATGGCCACTGGGGCGAAGACGTCTGGTTCTGCAACCAGGCGCGCAAGGCCGGCTACGGCACGCTGATCGATCACGACCTCTCCAAGGAGGTCAAACACATCGGTCTGCGCGAGTACGACTACCTGGACGCGGAATGCGCCCGCGAGGAAGTCCAGGACGCCTGGCGCGCCGGCCAAGGCCGCGCCGATCGTCAGAAGGGCGCCTAACCGGTGTCGCTGGCCAGCTACGCGGCCCTGAAGGCCTCTGTCGCCAACTGGATCAATCGCGCGGACCTGGTCGCCGAGATCCCCGACTTCATCCGCCTGGCCGAGGTGTCCCTGGGCCGGCGGCTCAAGTGCCGGGAGATGACCCAGCTCGACACCATAACCATCAGCGGCGAGTCCAAGGACCTGCCCTGTGACTTCGCCGGCGTGGAGTCCTTCAGGCTCAACACCGACCCGGTCCGGGCCCTGGAATTCCGCAACGTCGAGGAATTCGACGACGTCCTGGACGACGCCGGCTGCGGCCCGGGGATGCCGAGCCTCTACACGATCGCCGGCGGCAAGTTCTATTTCTCGCCCACGCCGGATGGCGAGTACCAGGCCCGCCTGCGCTACCGCTCACGCCTGCCCAAGCTCTCCGAGAACGGGACCAACTGGCTCCTGGACGAGCATCCGGACGCCTACCTCTACGGCGCGCTGGCCCAGACCGCGCCGTTCCTGAAGGACGACGATCGCCTGCCCATGTGGCTGGCCCGGTTCGATCAGATCATCGCCGAAATCAACCTCGACGGCTCGCGCCAAGCCGTTGGCGGCCGGCCGGCCGCGCGCGTCAAAAGGATCGGCTAGATGGCCCTCACCCCCAACTACGGCTGGGATATTCCCGACGTCGACCAAGACGACGACACCTGGGGCGATATCCAGACGACGCTGTTCACCGCGATCGACGCCCAAATGAAGGCCGTGCAGATAACGGCTGACGCTGCCTCGCCGGCGACGACTGTCAACGCCCTCCTGACTGGCCTAGTCGGGCTTGAAGGCCGCTTCTATCGGGCCACGGCCCCTGACGGCTGGGTGGCCGCGAACGGCGGCACGATCGGCAACGCCGCCTCGGGCGCGACGACCCGCGCCAACGCCGACACGGCTGCGCTGTACGCCCACTTGTGGGTAGCGACCTCGAACACCGATTTTCCCATCCAGGACAACACCGGCGCGCCCTCTACTCGAGTGGGCGTCGTGGCCGACTATAATGCCGGCAAGCGCCTTCTTTTGCCGGATCTGCGCGGTGTGTTCGGCCGAGGCCTGGATAGCGGCCGCGGCGTCGACGTCGGCCGCACCCTGGGCTCCAGCCAGCTGGACGCCTTCCAGGGCCACAAGATGTCTCTGCCGAACCTTCGACAGGTCGGGACGGGCGCGAGCTTCTCGGGCAGCGGCGCGGGCGACAACACCGCCGGCGTCAACGAGACCGGAACGCCGATCACCGACGGCGCCAACGGCGCGCCGCGTACTGCTTCCGAAACCCGCCCGCGCAACGTCGCCGCCCTGGTTTGCATCAAGCTCTGATGTCCTTCTTCACGATCGACCTTCCGCCGGGGGTCTACGCCAACGGCACAGCCTATTCGGGTAAGGGACGGTTCAACGACGCCAATCTCTGGCGCTGGTACTCGGGCGAGCAGCGCCCGGTGGGCGGCTGGATCTCGCGCACAGAGACGCATGTGACGGGCGCGGCCCGGGCCATCCTGGCTTGGAAGAGCAACACCAACACGCCCTGGGCGGGCATCGGGACCCACACGGGCCTGTTCTCGCTGTCCAAGTCGGGGATCGTCGCCGACATCACCCCGGTGGGCTACCAGGTCGGCCGAGCCGACGCTAAGCTGGGTGGAGGCTACGGCTCGGGGCCCTACGGGGGCGGCGTCTATGGCCGGGCCCGGCCTTCGACCACCAACGTGATCGAGGCCACGGTCTGGAGCCTGGACACTTGGGGCCAGGACCTGGTCGGCTGCACGCCGTCGGACCAGAAGCTCTATGAATGGGTCCCGGGCAGCGCAACGCCGGCGGCCCCGATCGCCAACGCTCCCCAGGCGCGCGCCCTGGTCGTCACTTCCGACCGGATCCTGATGGCCTTGGGCGCGGGCAACCCGCGCCGGGTAAAGTGGTGCGACCAGGAGAACAACACCGATTGGGTACCGACCGCCGTCAATTACGCCGGCGAATTCGATCTGCAGACAGCTGGCCGATTGCTTTGCGGCCGGCGCATCACCGGCGGAACCTTGCTGTTCACCGACGTTGATGTCTGGCTGGCGACCTTCGTGGGCCAGCCCTTCGTCTACAGTTTCACCCGGGCAGGATCCGGCGGGGCGATTTCGTCCCAGGCCGTGGCTGTCACCGACAGCCTGGCCGTCTGGATGAGCCAGAACGACTTCAAGGTCTACAACGCCTACGTCGATAGCTTGGACTGCGATGTCCATGACAAGGTGTTCTCCGACATCAACCTGGTACAGGCCTCCAAAATCTTCGCCGTGCACGTCTCAGCATTCGGCGAGGTGTGGTGGTTCTACCCCTCGGCCGAGAGCGTTGAGATCGACCGCTACGTGGTCTGGAACTATCGCGAAAACCACTGGAACGTTGGGGCGCTGGCCCGCACCTGCGGCATCGACCGGGGCGTCTTCCAGTATCCTATGATGGTCGACGTCGAGGGCGCGATCTGGGATCACGAGCGGGGCTTGGATCATGGTGGGCTGCAGCCATTCGCTCAGACCGCGCCGATCGAGCTGGGGCAGGGTGATAACGTCGTCAGCGTTCGCGAAATCATCCCCGACGCCAGCTCCCTGGGTGACGTGAAGGTGAGCTTCTCGACGCAATTCTATCCCAATGGTCCGGAGACGGGCTTCGGGCCCTATAGCCTGACCCAGCGCACCGACTGCCGCTTTACCGCGCGTCAGCTGAAGATGCGCTTCACCGGCGAGGACGGCGAGGATTTCCGGGTTGGCAAGTTCCGCCTCGAGGGTGTGGCGGGAGGGCGTCGATGAACCTTCCAAAGCCAGGGCCTGGCTACAGCCAGGCCGATGAGGCCCGCACGCGCGGGATCCTCGAGCTAGCCGACAAGCAGACTCGCAAGCGCGGGCAGGACCTCGAATTGGGCCCGACCGAGCGCCTGATCATGGTCGACCAGGTCACTGGGCTGAAGGGCGTGCTGTCGATCGTCTCCGGAGTGCCGACATGGACCGCGCTTTGATCCCCGATTGGGAGCGCTGCAGGCCCTTCGTCGCGGACGCCCTGGCCTACAGTCACGGCACGCACTCGATCGGCGACGTCGAGGCGGCGATCGCCGCTGGCGAGGCGACTTTCTGGCCCGGGCAGGGCTCGGCCATGGTCACCGAGATCCTGGATCTTCCCGGCGCCAAGGTTCTGCATTTCTGGCTCTGCGGCGGCGACCTGGACGAGCTGCAGCGCATGCGCGCCTTCATCGAGGGGGTGGGCCAGGCCCAGGGCTGCACCAAGGCAAGCACAGCGGGGCGACGGGGCTGGTCCCGCGTCCTGAAGGACGACGGATACGACTTCGGTTGGGAAGTCTGCGTGAAGGATTTGACATGGGCTTGAGCGTCGGCGGCAGTAAGGGCTCTTCCAAGTCCAAGACCAACAGCACGGAGACCACGTCCCTGGACGCGGCCACCTCGGCGCTGCAGACGGGCAACTACGCCCGGGCCCAGGGGTTGGCGGAAACGCCCTATCACACCCTGGACGCCTCCCAGATCCAGGCACAGATGAACCCCTACGACCAGGCCGTGGTCGATACGACCCAGGCGGATCTGGAACGCCAGCGTGAGATGGCCGTCAACGCCACGGGTGACGCGGCCGCGGCCGCCGGCGCGTTCGGCGGATCTCGTCATGGTGTCGCCGAGGCGCAAACCAACGAAGCGGCGTTGCGCAACGCCGGCGGGATCCTTGCCCAGCTGCGACAGCAGGGCTTCGCCGGGGCGCAGGCCGTTGCAGCCAACGAGAACGCCAGCGCCAACCAGTTTCCGCTCCTCCTGCAGCAGGTGCTGAACCAGTCGCTCTCCGGCGTGCAGGGCGCCCAGACCACGGTCGGGAATTCGAAAAGCAAGGGTCAGACCACGCAGTTCAGCGCGGCCGCATCCTACGGGGGCAAGTAAGGCATGGCCGGTATTATGAGCGCGCTGCTGAAGCCCTCTGCCGGCATGGCCCAGGCGCAGGACTATAAGCCTTCGGCCTGGCGTATCCTCGATGGCGTCCTGGGCGGCCGGACGATCTCGGACTCGATTGATTACGAGAAGGCCAAGCACGCGGCCAGGTTGAACTCTGAGCGCCAACTTACGGCCTCTGATGCGCTCTATAAGATGCTGTTCGCCGGTCAAGCTGGCGCGCCGGCGGCCGAGACCTCGGCGGCCCCTGCGCCGCCGGCTGCGCCTGCGAAAGTCGGCCCGATTGGCATTCCAGCCTTGCTGGCCGCCGAACCGCCCGCCGCTGCCACGATCACGGCGCCTGCTGCGCCGGCGGCCAAGCCGGCAGGCCTGACGCTCAGTTCCCTACGCGACGCCGCGCCGGTGCTGGCGGCCGCGCAAATGGCGGGGATCCCGGGCACCGACAAGCTGGTCGACTTGCTGGACAAGGTGAAGCCCTCGCTCAAGGTCGCGCCCGACAATTCCCTATACGACGAGTTCGACCCCAAGAACGTGGGCCGATCGTACCCCAAGCTTGGAGAAGGCCAGCTGCGCGACGCCGGCGGCAATGTGTCTCTCGCCCCGGGTTACGCCGGCGCGGTGCGCGAGACTACGGCCGCCACCGAGGGCGCCAAAGCCGACCTGGACGTCATTCCGGTCCAGATGGCCGACGGCCGCACGGTGCAGATGCCGCGATCGCAATATGTCGCTCTGCGCCAAACCGGGCAGGTACCGAACCTTGGCGTCAGCCCTACGCCTGGTGCTCGGGCCTTTGACGAGGCCGCTGGGCGCGGCGCCGGCGCGGCTCAAACCCAAATCATCAAGGTTCCGCAGTCGGACGGCTCGGAAATCAACATGAGCGTGGCCGACTTCCTGGCTTCGCAGGGCATCGGTGGACCGGCGGGCGGTCAAGCGCCCGGGCCCGGGCCGGCGCGGCCGATCGGTCGACGAGGCCCGGCTGTTGGCGTGTCGCAGACGCCTGGCGATCGCGAGTACCAGGTGGCGAACGCCAAGGAGTCGGCCGCGCGCTACAAGGGCATCCTCGATCGCGCCGCGACCGCTCAAACCCGCATCGACCAATACGATCGCCTGGACAAGCTCCTGGGCGACTTCGAAGGCGGCCGCCTGGCCGGCACGGGCGTTGAGATCGCCTCGGCGCTCAACTCGATCGGCTGGCCTATCGACAAGAAGCTGGGCAACCTGCAGGCCGCTCAGGCTCTGAGCGCCAACATGCTGTTGACGGCCATGGGCGGAAGCCTTGGCGTGGGTGTGTCCAACACCGACCGCGACTTCCTGGAGAAGACGATTCCGGGTCTTGGCCAAGCCGCCGGCGGCCGACGCCTGATGATGCAGTACGGCAAGGCTGTGGCCGGCCGCGAACGCCAGGTCGGCAAGGCTGCTCGCGGCTGGCAGGCCAAGTACGGCCGTCTTGACGCTACCGATGACCAGGGCCGTTCGTTCGAGGACAGCCTGATGGTCTGGGCGGCCAAAAATCCGCTGTTTGCCCGATGACGGACTACCGGCAAGCCGCCGTAGAGGAGGCCGTCGCCCAGGGCGTGGATCCGCACCTGGTGCTGCGGATGATGAACAAGGAAAGCGGCGGCCGTCCGGACGCCCGATCGCCCAAGGGCGCGTCGGGTCTGATGCAGCTGATGCCAGGCACAGCTGCCGAGTTGGGCGTGGATCCACGCGATCCGAAACAGAACCTCCGTGGGGGTGTGACCTACTTGAAGCAGCAGCTGGATACTTTTGGCGGGGATCCGCGCTTGGCGGCCGCCGCGTACAACGCCGGGCCCGGCGCGGTGCGTCGCCACGGCGGCGTCCCGCCCTATGCAGAGACGCAAGATTACGTGCAGACGGTCGCCCGCCCCGCCGCCGGCGGCGAGGATCCGGGCTATGACCAGGATGTGTTCGGCGGCCTTGGCGGTTCGCCGGCCACGCCCGCCTCGGCGCCCAGCGCCAACGGCCCCCTGGCCACGCGCGGCGCGGATGGCTCGATCGAGATGGACATCGACCGATCGACCAATCCGGACTTCCTCGCCGGTCGCCAGCAGGATCCAGGTTACGACCAGGACGTGTTTCCGGCCGCGCCGCCGGTCCCGGTCAACGTGCAGCCTCTGGAGCCCATCAAGGCCCAAAAGACCTTCATGGGCGATTTTGGCGAGGTGGTTGGCGGCTCGATCGACAAGCTGAAGACTGATTTCAGGGCCGCCTACGACCAAAGCAGCCGGCCGAAGCCCTTCGGGGAGTCGCTCAAAGACTTCGCAACCGATCCCCTCGGTGTCCGCGATGGCCTTAAAACCGCTGGCCTGGCCGGCGACGTGGCCGGCGTAGCCTTGTCGCCGATCGGCGGCGTGATGCATGGGCTTCTGCGTCCTCCTTCGGAGGCGATCGCCGATCGCGTGCCCGTCTATGACAGCGGCCTGTTGAGCCTCCTGCGGAATCCGCTCGAGGCGCCGCGTCGCCTTTCCAAGGACGATGCCGCCAAGAAGTTGGAAGGCGACCTGGGGATGGCGCTTTCGTCGGGGCTGCCTGGCAAGGGGCTGGCGGGAGGCGGACTGGCCGCCGGCGCGGCCCAACCCGGGTTGAACCTGACCGGTAAGTCCGCGCGCGTGCCCGCGATCGTGGCCAAGACTATTTCCCGCGATCGTCTGCACGTCGACAGCCTGCTGGCTGCGCTGCAGGGCAGGTCGCCGCACACCATGCCGTTCGAAACCGCCGGCGAGAACATGGTCGGTCTGGCCGAACACCTAGGCCAGATCCCCGGCGCTGGCCGCGATTTCGGTATTGAGCGCCTCACGCAGCGCTCCGCCACGGCGCCGGATCGTATCAAGAAGGTTGTCGACGACGTCCTGGGCGGATCTGGCGACTACTTCAAGACCAAGAACGACCTGGTCATCCGTCGCGCCGAGGAATCCAAGCCTCACTTCGAGCTGGCCTTCCCCCAGGCGGTCGACGCAGATCACTTCGAGACCGTCTTCCGGCCGATCGTCGCGCGTCTGCCCAAAGGTGCGCTGGATCATGCCTACGACCTGGCCCGACGCGAAGGGCGCGTGCCCGAGGAGCTGGGCCTGCAAAAGGGGAGCGGCCCTGAAGGGCGAGCGACCCGCGCTGCGCCTCCCGAGGAGGTCTCGGCCGAGGACCTGGCTGCGCTGCGGTCGGGCAAGAAGGCGCCTGGTCCGGGCCCCGGCCTGTTGGAGTTCATCTCCAAGAACGGCGGCCTGAAGGACTTCGGCGGCGAGCTGCGCGCCAAGGATCTCGACATCTGGCATCAAAAGCGGCCGTTCGTGGCGAAGTTGCTGCGTCCCGACGGGCTGAGCGATGAGGCCATGGGGCAAAAGCTGTTCGAGGCCGGCTACTTCCCCGAGAAGGTCGCCGGCCGAATGGACAGCGCCGACAACATGACCCGCGTCACAGCCAAGGATCTGCACGACGCTGTCGACCAAGAGCTGGCCGGCAAGGTGCGCTTCGCGCGCGCTTCGGAAGATCCTGGTCGTGCAGCGCGCCTCGAGGAGCTGGAGCGCCGCTTGCAGGAGGCGGGGGTGGATCCTCGCACGGCCACGGCAAAGCAGGCCTCCCAGGCGCTAGGCCAGCTGCGTGACGACATCGCCCGCAACGAGGCCTTCGCGCGAGACAGCGCACCAGGCCCGGCGCATGACGAGTTGGTACAGGTGGTCAATCCAACCCTTGAGACCCTGCACTATGTGAAGATGGGCCTGGACGAGGCCCTGGAGGTTCACCGCAACCCCGTGACGGGGAAGCTCGAGCTGGATCGGACGGCCGCCGGCCGCGCCGACGCCAAGACTCGCCACGATCTAGGCGAGGCCTTGCGCGAGACCAATCCGGACTATGCTGCCGCCATGGGAGCCTGGGGCGCTCGCAGCAGCGACATCAAGGCCCTGAACCTGGGCCGTGACGTCTTCTCGCCGAAGTTCGAGATGCAGTCCGAGCAGCTGTCGAACGTCTTCGGCGACATGACCCGGACAGAGCGCGCGCACTACCGCAAGGGCGTAGGGGAGGCTCTGGTCGCTAAGGTGCGCTCGTCGGGGGGCGGCGTGAAGACCATGCGCGACCTGCTGCGCTCGGAAGAATACCGCGCCCGGGTCCGCTTGGCCTTCAAAGGCCAGAAGGCCTACGACGCGTTCGTCGCCAACGCGATGAAGGAAGTGAAGATGCAGGACCGCTTCAACCAGGTGAACAGCGGCTCCCAGACTTTCCGGCGTCAGGCGCAAGCAGATGTGACCGCCCATGACGGGCTCGACGGCGGCGACCTGGTCGACGCCGGGATCAGCACTGTTACCGGCAACCCGGGCGGCGCGGTCACAGGCGTTGCCCGTAAGTTCTTCAAGTCTGAGGCCATGAAGAACCAAGAGGTCCTGCGAGATCCAGCCGCCAACAAGCTGCTCGGAGAAGCCTTGTTCGACGACGGCGACACGCTGATGCGCCTGCTTCACAGCCTGAAGAACAAGTCCAAACCCAAAGGGGCGGGCCGCTACGGCCGGCTGAACCTGGCCCGCCCGTTGATTCCGCAGGGCGACGGGTCGGCGAGCCGCTCGCGGAACGCTGAGCGCTAGGGTTCGCCAGTCAGGCTTCTGACCTCTTTCGAGCCCGCTCGCTTTTGGACTTTGATCGCCTTTGGTGTCCGGACCCCGAAAGAGTCAGCGCCCGCGGCGATCATTGCGGGGAAAACTGCCCGAAGATCGGCATCTGACCCGACCGAGACCATTTCCGTCC